TGCTGCTCCTTCCCGCGGCTCCTCTCTTCCTCTCGAGCCGCTGCGGCGTGTCCGCCGCGTTGCAATATACTTTGATATGATACCATACAGCGCCCCTGATTGCAAGCACTTTTCCCCTATCCGACCCTTATGCCAGCGTCATGCCGTACTGGCCCAGCAGCTTCTCGAACCGCTGCCGCTGCGCCGGTGTCATGCGGGCCGTATACTGCGCCGCCAACGCCTGGGCCAGATCGCCGTTGCCCCGCTTCAGATAGTTCACCACGGCCCGCTGCAGGCTCTCCGCCGCCGTAGAGCTCAGGCTCTCGCTCCTGCTGCCGGTACCTCCACTATCTGTAAGACGGACGCCGGAGGCGGAAAGTTTCCTCTCCTGCTCCGCTTTGTCGGAAAAATGTGCCAGCAGCGTCTGATACAGCTTCTGGTCCTGACTGCCCGCGTCCTCATACGCCGCCTGAGCCGCCTCCAGCTGCTTCTGCCAGTCGCCACGCGCCTCCTGCCAGCGGTCATAGTCCGCCTTTTCCTGCGCGTCCAGCATACTGTACTGGTTCTGCAAAGCCTTGCCCTCCTGCTGATACTCCGCCAGCGCCGCCTGCCGCAGCTCCGGCACCAGCGCTGCCAGCTCCTGCAAATAGCCGTTGTACGCCTGCTGCCCCGCGCTCTGGGCGTAGCTGGAGGCATACCCGCCAGTCAGCGCCGCCGCCTTGCCCAGCGTGTCCTCCATGGCCGCCGCGCCGCGGGCGGCATACAATCTGGCGTACCGCTGGTACGACTCATCCTCCTCCGGATCGTAGTCAAAGGCCTCACGCCCCGCGATCTGGTCATACAGCGCCTGCAAACGCTCCTCGAACCGGGACCGGTACGCCTCCGGCTCCAACGCCGCCACGCTGTCCCGGTAGGCCTGCGCCGCCGTCACCTCGTCCGACGGCGTATAGCCCCTCTCCAGCTCCTGCAGACGCCGCGCCGTGCCCGCCGTGACCTCCGCCCTGGGTGCCGCCGCCTCTGCTGCCGCAGCGGCCTGCGCCGCCTGCTCCGCCGCCGTAGGCGCGGACAGCAGGCTCCCCCACGTCTCATCGCCGGCAATGCCGTCCACCATCGTCAGTCCGTTCTTCTTCTGATAGTCCCGTACCGCGGCTCTCGTCTTCTTGCCGAAGATACCATCCTGGTCCAGACTATACCCCCGCTTGTTCAATTCATTCTGCAGCTGCCGCACCGCGCTGCCCTGTGAACCGTATGCCACCATCGTATACGTCGATGCCATGCCTCTCTCCTCCTCGTCATGTCGTGCGCCGCCAGCCATACACGCCGGCGATGCCTGTCTCCACGCTCTCCCATACCGCACCTGCCGGTGTCTCCGGCGCCGCAGGGCTGTCTGTCAGGCGCACGCTGCCCACCGGGAACAGCATCGCCTCCACTGTCTGTCCGTTCACCGTCAGCGCACCGGATACCGCCACATCCCCGTAAAACACCGCCGGCCACACGCACTCCAGCGCCTCCTGCTCCGCGTATTTGCCGAAGGCCGCGCCCATTCCGCCGGCGCGCAGATGCAGCGTCACCCGGCTGGTGGCCGCCGTATACCGCACCACCCGCACGTTGCCCACCGTGTCCTCCGCGCTCAGCTCCACCTCATAGGAGGTCCCGCCGTCCAGCCCGCCGCCCAGCAGCTGCTCTGCCCCCGGCAGCAGCGCTGTATAGCCGTTCCACGCGCCGCCCACGGGCCGGAAGCGCGCCCGCAGGACCACCGTATTGTGCCCCTGCACATCGGCGCACTGTGCCGCGCACTTCACCTTCAGATACGCCCCGTCGTCCTTCTCTGTGCCGTCCGCGGCGCACCGCGCTGCCATAGACGCCGTGATGGCCGGCGGATAGTACGCCGCCACCGTCACCGCCTCGCCTGTCACGGTCACTGACCGTCCCCGGCTGTCCGTCACCGTGGCCGTGGGCCGCAGCGTCCCGCTGATGCCGATGACCGCCGTCATCCCGGCAGTGCCGGTCAGCTCCTGCCCCGCAAAGCGGAATTGCACCGACCGCACGGACGCGCCGCCCTGTGCCGCCGCCGTCGCCGCGTACCGTATCCGGCTGACGCCCTGCACACACAGGCCCCAGCTCTCCGCTGCCGTACCGTCGTTTACCACCTCCGTGGTCAGCGCCGCCGTGGGCCGCATGGTCTCCGGCACATAGGCCGTGAACGCCGCGCTCAGGCTCCCCACCGGCGTACCGCCGCTGTACACCTTCACCGTCACCGTCCCGGTGCCGTGCGTCGTCTCCGGCAGCTCCCCGGCCAGCGACTCCGGCACCGTCCACTGGTACACCACGCGCCCCGCGCTGCTGCTCACCGTCCGCAGCGCGCCGCTGCTCAGCGTTCCGGAGGCCGCCCCCAGCACATAGCTGAACGTAAAGCTGTACCCATACCCGGGCCGCGTCAGCGTCAGCGTCCCCGTCTGTCCGATCACCGCGTCCCCCGCCGTCAGTGAGAAATCTCCAATGTCCTCCACGCGCTCCACCGGCAGCGCATAGCCGTAGCTGTCGTCTCTGGCAGACCCGGAGCCGCTGTACAGCCGTATCCCCAGCGGCGCGGTGCCCACTGCTCCTGCCGCTGTTACCCAGCCGCTGTCGTACTCGATCGCGCTGCTCCACCGGCTGGGCGATGCCGCCTTCAGCGTATGCCCGCTGCACACACTTCCGCCGTCCACCGTCACCGACAGATAGATAGGGTACCCAAAATACGATGCCCCTGTCAGCGGCGCCACCGTCACATAGATCCTGTACTGCATCGCGCTGCCGCTGCGCCGGCTGTCATAGCCGAAGCTGACGCCGATCTTCGGCACGCCGCCCCACTGGATGCTGTCCAACGCCGTATAGCTCACACACTCACCCTCCGATCCACCGGAAGGCCAGTCCGCCCTCCGCCGCCTCCATGCTCCACTGTCCTACATCGATACCGCCCAGCACCGTGATGTTCGTGATGTACAGCCGGTTGTTGGACACATAGGCCACCTCCGTGGCGTCCTGCCAGAAGGACAGCCGCGTGGCGGTGAACACCGCGCGAAAGTTGTTCTGCTCCACCACCTTCTCGCCGTCCACCTCTCTGCACGTCAGGTCCTGTCCCACAGCCACGCCATACACCGGCGCGGCCCCGTCGTAGTACACGATACCCGTGCGGATATACCCCTCCGTGTCCAGCTTATAGTGCGCGAAGGCCGCGTCCACCTTCTCCACGTTGGCCTGCAGGTCAGAGAAAAAGCTGTAATACTGCGTCACCGCCTCCGGTGCCGCCTCCAGCTGGGCGCTGAGCTTCGCCACATAGCTGCCGAAGTCCGAGCTCGCCACATATTCCTCCTCCAGCTTCGCCGTCAATGCCGCCGTGGTCTTCTGTACCTGGTCCGCCGTCTTCAGGATCATGCTCCGCAGCGTCTCATACTGCCCGTCCGCCGTCTCCGATGCCGCCGTGCCCAAGCGCCCGTTGGCCTGCCGCCGGGCGGAGGCCTCTCCGGCCCCGCCGCCCAGCGCCTCCAGCTGTCCCAGCGCCAGGTTGAGCTGCTGGGCCATCTGCACCAGATACGCATACTGCTGCGTCACCTGCTCCTGCACCGATCCCGCCGGTGCCATCGGCAGGGCAAGCACGCTCATGGCCCGTCACTTCCCTTCTCATACACCGCTGCCGCGCTGTACACCCGGCACGGTCCGTCCCCGGCCAGCTTCAGCCGCAGGTGTCCGCACCGCCGGGGCCGCACCTGCAGCACCGCGCCGCGGGTCTGCCCCACCTCGCCGGATACACCGCCCACCTGTTCCCAGACGTTGTCCCCGTCATAGCAGACGTACGCCTTCACTGTGCTCCCGGCCGCCGCCTTCAGCCGCAGCTCCAACCGCGAGAGATACTTGTGCTCCGGCGTGTACAGCCCCAGGTCGCCGCTTTCGGCACTCCAGGAGAACCCCGTCTCCGCCGTTCCCAATGTACCGCTTGTATCCAGCAGCCGTCCGTCGCTGCACAGTACCGTCATCTCCCCGTTCCACCGGGCGAAGGCCACCGCCGCCGTATCGTCCTGTCGGTGCCACAGCCGCTTCTGCGTGTCGTACACCAGCAGCTCCGTCTCTCCCGCCGCGTCCACGGCGGACAGCCAGTACCGGCCGCTTTCCCCGCCGGCCACGCCGCCGGTATACCGCTTGTCGCCCAGCGCCCGGGATACGCACACCGGCATACTCCCGTCAAAGGCGTACACCCCGTCGTTCCCCAGATAGTACACCACACCGTCCGCCACAGCCACGGTCCTCTCCGCGCCCTTCCGCACGCCGCTGCACGGCACCGTCACGATCTGGTGCCCGCCGCCCGCCGCCGGATAGATGCGCTCCATGCAGTTCTCCTTGAAGAACACCACGCCGCCCATGCAGGCCGCCGCCCCGGTAAAGGGTCCGTCCGAGCCTCTGGCGGCGGCGTAGCTGTCGGTGCTCAGCCCCGCAAAGCTGTTCCAGTTGCGGAAATCTCCCAGCGCGCAGGCGTATATCTCGTTCACCGCCTGACCGTCCACGATGCCGTATTTGCACCCCCACAGCCGGTTGCCCTGCTCCACCACAAAGTCCATCTCCGGCATCAGCCGCATCACCGTCACCGCCGCCGTCTGACTGTCCAGTGTCCGGCACAGCGCCGGCATCAGCACCCAGTCGTCCTCCGCCGCCTGCAATATGTGCAGGCCGTTCAGCTCCGCCGCGCCGCAGCCTGCCACCGTCACGCCGTCCCCGGCGCGGAAGCCCAGTCCCACGCCCACAGCGGCGATCTTTGTGTACACCTCCGTCAGCGCCGTCCATGTGCTGCCGTCATACCGCCGCATCACGCTCTCCGGTCGCTCCGTGTCCAGCCACAGATCCCCCGTCCGGGGCTCCTGGGGCGCCTCTGTGCCCGCCGCGTAGCTGCCCAGGCTCTCCCCCGTCCCGTCGCACAGGGTGAACGTCACCTCTCCCGTGGTGGCCCGCACGTTCTCCATGCTTCCGAAGTCCGTCAGATCCTGGGTATTGATGTACTTCTTGTCCGGAAAGATCAGCAGATACGCCCCCATGCTCACCAGCTGCTTCCGGCTGTCCGTCAGCACCAACCCCGTTTTTGCGCCGTTCACATACAGCGCCGTACCGTCCACCCAGAACAATCCGTCCTTCTCCGTCATGCCGTTGGGCTTTGTCAGCTGCGTCACCGTCCGCCGCAGGGGCCGCGTCTCCAGCGCCGGATACCCGCTGCTCCACAGGTTCTCCATCTGCTCCAGGCTCCCCGCGCCGCTGCCCGGACGGCGGTCCAGTCCCCCGAACTGCTCTACGCCTGCCCGCTGCTGCGCCGCCGCCTTCAGCTTGGGAAAATACATCTCCGCCGCCCCCTTTCAGCACAGCCGCAGCGCCGACGCGCCGCCCTCCGGCACCGCCGTCCTGGCCCGGTAGTCCCGATAGGTCAGAAACGCGTTGTTCCACAGGCCCGCCGCGCTGTTGTACCGCGCCGTCTCCCCGTTGGCATAGTGCACCTGCGCCTCCACATAGTGCCGGTACAGCTCGTCAAAGGGCGGCGCCGCCGTCAGCTCCGTCTCCTCGGTCAGCACCGGCAGTTCCCCCGTCTCCCGGCACAGCTCCCGCCGCACAAAGCCCTCCGCCTGGGCCAGCCACCGCAGCTTCTCCGCGCGCGCATACCCATTGGGCAGCAGCGCGTCCACCCGGTCCAGCACCTGTTTTGCCGTCGTCCTTGCCATGGCCGTCACCTCAGGACGCTCTCTCGTCCACATAGCGCCGGGCCGCCTCCGCCATCATGGCGGCGTTTTCCAGCACCTCCGCCACGCACACCGGCACACGCACCTCCACGCCGCGCATGATCTTCCAGCTGCGTCCGTTGACGGACACAATGACAAAATTCTCCTCCTGCTTTCTGCCTCTGGGCAGCAGCACCGTTGTCATTTTTTCCTTCATCTCGCCATTCTCCTTTCCCCATGTAAGACCTCGCCCCGCCGTCCGCCCGCGTTCCGCAGGGGGCGGTGGCCTCGACGTCCCGTCAGCGCGGCGTGGCCGCGCTGACGGCGGCATTTCCCGCAGGGGCGGACGACCCGTCCGCCCCTGCTTCACGCTCCGTCAGTTCGCCTTGTCCTCGTCCGAATAGCTGCTGCCGCACTCCACGCGCACCATGTACTCGTCGTACAGGATAGCCGCGGCGTGTACGCCCTTCCAGCCCACGCTGGAGCGCTGGTCCAGCGGGTCGGCGGTGCCGGAGCTGCCGCGGGGCTTCACGATGACCTCCGTGCCCTCGCTCAGGTCCACCACGCCATAGGCGCCCTTGCCCAGGAACAGGCAGCCGTACACGGCGCAGCCCTGCTTGCCGCCTTCGCCGGGGTAGATGACCTCCTTGTCGCCCACGGTGACGGTCTTGTCCAGCACCAGCTTCGCGTCGGTGTTGCTCACCACCTGGCAGCGGGTGCCGCCCAGCACCACATAGCGGCCCGCCAGTGCGCCGGCGGCCACGGTGCCGCCGTTGAAGGTCACGTCGGTGCTGGCCATAACGTTGCCGTTCACCTTCAGCGTGCGGCTGTCGGCGGCCAGGTCCTCGCCGCGATAGATCTTCGCCTCCGTGGTCTCCACGAAGCGCACGCCGTGCAGCTCACCGATCTCGCCGGAGAACAGCTCCGTGGCCCCGGCATACTGGTGGGCGGCGATCCACGCCTCGTCCTGGCGCAGGTCAAAGGCCACGCTGGGGTGGATGATGCACACATACTTGCCGTCAAAGGTGGGCGCGTTCATCTTCTTCAGCTGGGTCGCCGCCTTGGCCACCAGCTCGCTGGTCATGCGGCAGTCCTTGTCCAGCGTCATGCGGCTGGTCACGTCGGTCTTGGTGCCGTCGCTGCCGATCTTGGGCGCGTAGATCACCTGCTTGCCCTGCTGGATCTCGTTTCGGGTCACCGTGTCCAGCGTCAGGCCCATATTGCTGCCGTGGCGGTCAGTGATCTCCAGCACCACATCGTCGATGGCCGTCAGGTCCAGCATATCCGACACGGTGGTGTAGTCGCCGTACTGCGCCAGCTCCTTGGTGATGTAGCTGACGGAGATACCGCTGCCGTCGGGCGTCACGCCCTCGGTCAGGGGCTTCAGCGCCTTGTCAAAGGCGCCGAACTTACGCCACTCCACGGTCTTGCCGCCGCCGGCAGGCAGGCCCTTCGTGGCCGCGAACTGGTTGTGCACCAGCTGCGGCTTGGCATTCTCCAGCAGCTCCATGCCGTAGTAGGTCTTCATCTCCGCGCTCAGGCCCGCCGTGGTCTGGGTGTTCTCCGCAAACATCTGCAAATTCATCTCCATGTTTTCTCTCCCTTTCTAAAATCTGATCTTCTCTCCATCCTGTACTCTCTTCCGTATCGCCGCCAGCTCCGCCCCGCTGAGCCCCCTCGGGTCCCAGCGGCTGACGCTCCTGCGCCGTCCGCCGTTCTCCGCCACGCGGCTTCCGCCGCTGGCGATGGCCTGGGCCATCTGCTGCCGCGCCCGGATCACCGCGAATTCCATCGCGGCCTGCAGCTGCGCCTCCTGCTCCCGCTGCCGCGCCGTCTCCGCCGCGGCCGCCATCTCCCGCAGCCTCTCGTTCTCCTGCCGCAGTCCCCGCAGCCGCCCGTCCAGTATCCGCCGCACCCGTGCGTCGAATTCCCCCTTGTACCGGCCGCGTATCAGCGTCTCGAAGTCCTCTTCCCCGCCGGGTACCCCCTGTTCCCCGGCAGGTGCCTGCTGCTCCCCGGCGTCGGGAGCCATTCCGCCCGTCTCCTCCGCAGTCTCCTGCGCCGTCTTTTCCAGCTCGTCCATCCGAACTCTCCTCCCCGTGGTAGGTCACGACCCGATCTCCACCCTGCCGGGGTATTGCCGCGCCAGCAGCGCCAGCCCACACCGCACCAGCGCGAACTCCCGGGCACAGTCCCCTGTCCCCGCGATCTCCGCGTATCCCGGCGCGCTTTGGAACCGTTCCAGCCGCCCTGTCTCCCGCAATCTCCCCGCCAGCGCGTACACCAGCGCGGACGCCGCCGCGCATACGATGTCCTTCCCATACTCGCCGTACCCGGCGTGGCCCCGCACCGTAAGGTGCGCGCCGCCGCAGCTGGCCCGTATCATCTGGGCCGTACCGCCTGCCGCGTGGCCTGCCGCTGCCGCGTCACCGCGTCACTGCTTCGGGGCGCCGCCGCCTTTCCGCCGCTGCTCTCCCGCTTCTCCAGCTCTCGCTCCAGCGCCTCCGCCAGATGGGTCCCCTGGCTCTTGTCCAGCAGCGTCACCGCCCGCCGCAGCGCCTCCGTCAGCCACGCCTTCTGGTCCGTCTCCTTCTGCCCCTGCCGGATGACCTCCGCCAGCGTGTCCTTGCTGCGGAACTGCATCAGCTCCAGGCACCGCAGCGCCTGCTCCGCCATATCGCTGCGGAAGAACCCCATCTGAAACAGCTGTAGCGCCAACTGGTTGTACTCCATGGTCTGGTACGGCGTCTCGTCCTGTGCCATCACCTCCAGGTCGAACTCCGGCACGCGATAGCCCCCGGTCAGCAGCGCCCTGGGCCGCAGGCCCCCGTTGCCGTAGGCGACGAACGCCCCGCCGTCCCGGCCCAGCAGCCGGAACTGCCGCGGCACGTCGTAAAACTGCCGGATCAGCTCGATGCACAGCGTCACCACCTGTGAAAACGCCTCATACCCGTCGTCGATCATGTTCCGCGACAGCTTGCCGCCCGCCTCCTGCAAAGCCGCAATAGCCGTGGCCGCCGTCACGCCGCCGGCGGTGCCGCCGCTCATCACGTCCCGGTTGCCCGCCGTCTCCTTCATCTCCGCGATCTTGTTCTGCAGCACCGCCACATACACGCTGTCCAGCGCCGGCACCCGGATCGGTGCGATGGAGTCCGCGCCCAGGTTCCCGTTGGTGTGTACGAAGGGCCTCGTCCAGTCGGCATACTCGTTCTCGTTCACCGCTCCGTCCGCCCGGATGAAAAACCGCGGCGTCGCCGCCGCCAGCGTGTTTTTCAGAATAGCCTGGTTCATCAGGTCGATCTGCTTCTGCGCCGACTTGCACAGATCCACATACCCATACCCGCAGGGCGTCCCCTCCTCGGGAAACAGCGTATCGAACACGAACGGGTACTTCCCGTGGTCGTACCAGCCCCGCGCCGCCATCTCCGGGTCGTTCTCCGTGGCATACAGCACATTCTCCCCCACGAACTTGCAGTACTGCAGCACCTGCCGTCCCTCACGCTCCGTGTGGTAGTACCAGTCCACCACCAGCGACTGCTCCGACGTGTCCACCTTGTCGTCGAACAGATACCGGCTCACCTGCGCGCCGCCGCGCCCCAGCTTCCCCTCCAGCTCCGGCCACCTCCGCACCAGATGGTTGTTGGGCACCAGTTCCGTGCAGAAAAAGTGCTCCGACTCCTGTATGTCCGTGACCCCCGGCTCCCAAAACAGGTTCAGCACGTCCATGCTGCGGATGCTCACGTCGCCCAGCCCGTGCAGCTTTTCGTTGTCCCAGAACACGCCGTACACGGCGCACCCGGACTTCAGCTTGTCCCACCACGCCTTGGAATACGTCCGCCTGAACCGGTCGTTTTTCAGCAGCACCGGCAGGATACGGCTCAGCGTCTCTGCCTCCTGCCGGTCTCCCGGCTCCCGGGGCAGCACCGTCGGCTCCGGATAGCAGTCCATGGCGTCCGCGTGCTTGCTGAGGATGCAGTTCACCAGCCAGCCGCTGGCTGGCCGCACGTCCTCCGGATTGCCGCCCTCGCCCGCCTTCTCCATCTGCTCCCAGTGCCGCAGCTTCCAGAACTGCTCGTTGTCGATGATGCGCCTGTCCAGATTTTGCTTGCCCGCGCGATAGCGCCGCAGCACCTCCGCCGCGGCCCGTACCGCCTCCGCCCCGATCTTCACCGGAGCACCGGCGTCCCGCGCGGTCCTTGTCTCCTGCTCCATCCGAGCACCTCCCTTTCATGTTCTGTCCCTGCCCCCGCCCAGCCCGAAAGTTGCCCGCAAACGTGCAACGCCCACAAATTTTTTGTCCCAGCCTTCCCACCAAAAAAAGCGCAAAAAAAGAAAGCCCTTACGGGCTTTCTTTTTTATTTGCTCTTAGTGACGCTTTTTAGCGGTCCACGCCATACCGGTCACGGACAGCACCGCCGTCACGGCGTAGATACCCACGCCCGCGTCAAAGGTCTTGGGGCTGGTGCCCTTGTTGTCGTCCTTCTTGGTGTCGGTGGTGGTAGTGGAGTTGTAGTAATAGCGGGGGATGTTGCCCACGGAACCGTCAGCGTTCTGCTGCTTGCCGCTCTCCAGGTACCGGCTCACATCGGCGTCAAACGTACCGCCGGAAATAGAAGCAGTACCCGTATTGTCCTCGTCATAGGCATCCACAATCATCTTCTGCGTGTTGGTCGCGCGCTTAAATGTACCGCCTGTAATAGTCAGTTCACCCGCAGAAGTTGCAGCGCCTGCGTCGCCACCCCAATTAGACGTAAACAGCACCGCCTCAGCAGATTCCAGTGTCTCAAAGGTGCCATTGTTAATAGTAGTCTTGTGCCAGTTCATGATAACATACTGCGCAGTGTTGGAAAAGTCACCGCCGTTTATGACCAGCACGCCGGCTTCGTCATTCTTGACCGTGTTGATACCGCCGCTGAACGTACCTCCGTTGATGGTCAGGGTAGAAGCATCAGGGCCTTCACCACCGTTGCGAATCATGCTGGAGTAACCGCCATTATTATACACGGTAACACCCGCATTGATTTCCATCTTTCCATAATTGGCAATGGTATACCAGCTATTGCCACCATTCCCGTAGGGCGAGTATTTTCCTTTTTCCTGAGAACGCTCAAACGTACCGCCATTTAACACCGTAACACCATAGTTTACGACAGCACCCTTGCC